CCAATATTTTTTAGAGGCCTTCTCAGAAACTAATTGTCTTTTACTTCTTAGTAAATCTGTAATTAATTCTTCTTCACTATGATTTTGTATCTGTTCATCAGTAAAAATATCCATACCATGAGTCCAACTATTACTTTTGATATATTCTGCTACCCAACTAGGTGCTAACCCAAATTCTTGAGCCATTTGGTCAATAGTTAAAGAACCACCTTCATTAGAGTATGCTTTTTTCATAGCACGATGTGTTTCACCCTTAACTGCGGTTAATTCACTATTAACGTGAATTACATACAAATCTTTCTTTTCATCAAAGTAACTTTTCATTCTCATTAGGGGTTTAGTTTGATATGCTATTGTACTAGTGAGTTTTTTATAATTTACTGTAGGGTTAGCCCGACTCCATCGTTGCACAACACCTCTCCAAGCAGAAACACTTTTATTAGGTGCTATATCATGTAGGAATCTCGCAAATTCCATATCTGATGAAAATTTAGTTGTTTTTGCATATTCTTCTACCAAATCCCACCCTACGGGCGGGGTTTTAGACTTTCCCATGCACAAAGTGAACGGTTAATCCCTTATAATCATTACTATCAAATGAATTAATTTTGTTGATTTTTATGCAACAAAAAGAATTAATGGCTTTCAATACAACGATTATTCTAATTCTTTAATTAGTTCAATAGTATTTGGTAGGTTTCTCTCTTAACTTCTTCAAAACATAATAGAAGAAATAAAAGAATTAAGAAAAAAAGGCGCAGTAAAGCGTTTAATTCTTTTTAAAAATAGAAAAAACAACAAAAAGAAAGAACCGTAATGTTTATGGAACACCTATTCATGGTTATTAGCATGGCCGACAGGAGTATAGTGGATAAAGTCTTTAGAAGAAACAAAGATGTGCCAGTAAAAGCAGTTATAATCCCCTCAAATAAAACATTAAAAGCAGTAGCGGGTATACCGGACATAGTTCGTGATACGGAAAGGTTAAACAAAGATAGTAATTATGATAACGAATTTGATATGTATGACCTAATGTTAAAACTTGACCCCGAACTAAATGGTGCGGTACGAGCAGTATCTCTTACGGCTAACAATTTTGAAGTTAATTATGATAAAGCCAAGAATGGTAAAATTAGAAATGCTATTAAAGAATTAGTAGAAGAAAATTTAGATTTTGATGACATTATGATTAACGCTATGAAAAACCTAATGGTATATGGTAATGACATAAATAAGATAGTAGGGGCAGAAGGTTTAGGTATAACTAAACTACAAAACCTACCGATTGTACAAATGAATATTGTAGATGAGAGAGGTGGTTTTGGTTCTTACTTTGTAGCAAATAGGGAGAACCCGGTTATAGAACCTATAACATATATGTTAAGAGAGGCTAGTCCATATGAAAAATCTATACCTGCTGAGGAAATACTACACATAAAATTAGATTACAGAAGTAATTGGTTTGTAGATAATAAAGGACGTCATACTTTTGGTATATGGGGGGCTTCTCGTTTCTCCGCTTTAAAACAAGCAATACGTATGAAATATAACAGTATGAACAATAGAATTTCTCTTGAAGACAGTATGACTAAACAATATATTACTATTGATAAGTCTGCTATTGAGCATATACTAGACCCTGCTGAACAACATGATAGATTAACAAGTATTATGTCAGAAGTAATTTCCTTGTTTGAAGGACTACGAGGCGACCAAACTCCCGTTCTACCTCATTACGTAAAAATAAATCACGTTGATTTAGAAAATGCGCTTCCTAATAGTAGTGACTTTTTAGATAGTATCAATGCTGATATTGCCGCAGTTTTACAAGTACCAAGAGTAGCATCCGGTCAAGAAAAGGGTTCTACGTTTGCCGCAACATTCAATGCTAATATGTGGGCCGTACAAGCAATAAGTAGAATGCACAAAATTTTAGCACAGACTTGTGGTGATTTATTCTCCATACATCTTAATTTATTGGGTATAGAACACAAAAAATCAGATTTACCTAAAGTAGAGTTTGACGCTATGGATAGTGCAAGTCCTCTAAATGTTATGCAAAGAGTAACTATGGGGTATGATGCTGGTATTCTTACCCTTAATCAAACTTTAGATATGTTAAATTTACCTTCTGCTAAGAAAAATGGTGATGAGAGAAAAGACTTAAATCCTATAAAACCTACTGACCTTCCTAGAGAAAACAGTCAAGACGGCGCAACAGACGTTGCGCAAGATTGATAAATCATCAAGTACCTTTAAAAAACATGACAAGGAGAAAGGGTGGGCCAAACGACCAATTGATGTTAGTCTTTGGGTTAGGTGTAGTAATGGCATGGGTAGTTATAGCGGCTACTGCATCATACTATAGTATAGTAGAACAAAGAGATATATCAGATTCACAATTAACAGTTATAGGTCTATTAGGTGGGCCAGCACTTCTTATCATAACAAACGTATTAGATTTGTTTAAAGGTAAAGAAAGTGCAAAAATAAATATCTTACCGGAAGAACTATCTGCTGAGGTTAATTCCGCAGAAGCAGAGAAATCCCATGTAAGAATGTTAGAAGAACATAGAATTAAACATGAACTTAGTATGGAAGGTTTGAGACAAAAACACGAACTTGCTATGGATGAGTTTAATACTACACAAAAAACAAATCTTGACGATGTTTTAAAATATCGTGATTTTGATGAATCAGATGAAGCATCAAAAGGTAAGAAGAAGTAATATTTCTAAATCACTCTTATTATAATAGAGGTGTGAGTGGTATGGAGGATGAAGAAGAAGATGATAATATCATTTTAGAAATAGATGATTATGTAAAAGACTTAAACACGTTAGTCTTTGATTTGCGTATGTTAATTATTACTCTTGGTTCTTTACTAGCAATATTATATGAAATGTGGAAGTGGTTAGAATATTAATGGCATATAGAGAATATTTTATGTTGTGTTTAGGGGTGTTAATAGTATCTGTTTTGTACATACCTTTAATTATATATGATGCTATTATACTATGGTGGAAGAATGAATCTTATTGATAAATTATTTTGGTTAATATCAAATCGTTTATGGGTTTGGGTTTTCTTTCGTAAAAGATAGTTTAATAAACCACCAAGAATCTTTGGAAGTCATGGGTATTCATCAAATCATCAAAACACCTACAGAAGATGTGGTAGCCGAAGCAACTGGGTGTGATTCTTGTGGTAGTGCTGAAAAATGTGAAACCGCAGGAGTTTGTCTTGATGATGCTAGTAGTATAGACTCAGCAGATATGATTGCGGCAGTTCCTTCCCCTAATGATACAGAATCACATGATGCGTTTATGTCACGATGTACTAAGGCTGGTAATTCGGAAGATGCTTGTATGTTAGCACATAAAGGTCATTCCTTCAAAGAAGATGCTTCTTATCACGATGATAAGAAAAAGGCATCAGAAGAATGTACTTGTCCTGTAGGTGAAGAATTAATAGATGGAGAATGTAAAAAGGTAGCAGTTACATTAGATTTAGAGTTAGGTGAGATGAAAGCCATAGTAGAAGCATCTACAGGAGAAACTATTATAGAAATACGCGGTGTAGCATTCCACGAAGGTATGAATAAAAACCATTGGTCATTAACACCGGAAGGTGCTAGAAACCTAGTACATCAAATGCAAGGTTCAGACGTAACTTTTAATCATCCCGAAGCAAACGAAAGTGGTGCTGGTTTTACCCGTAACACAGATGGTGGAGTAGAGGAAGCAAAGGTAGGATATATTACTTCTGCTTCTTATCACCCTACTATTACTGGTGGATATGAAGTAAGATACATAGCCCATGTAACAAGACACGAATTATTTCCGTCTTTAGAGTCCGGCTTGTGGTCAGAAGATGACTATGGTGTTTCCATCGGCGGGTCGGGCATACCTGTATCCGCAGACGATAATGGTATAGTCTTTGGAGAAGATTTTACCTTTGACCATTTGGCTATTGTTTATAGGCCTGCTTACTCTCGCGCAACAATAGATTCTGTTAAAAGAGTTGAAAAACCGGAGGAACTAATGGCAAGTCTTATAAGTCATTCAGACTGTGAGAATGTCAGCGAAGCAGGAAAAGTGATTGCTATGACAGAAGAAACAAACGATTCAGAAATTGATTACGCTTCAGAAATTGAAGCCTTGAAAGCAGATTTGGTTATGGCTAACAGTCGTGTTAATGAATACGAAACTGTTGAGTCCCAAAGAATAGAAGACGAAAGAATGACTTTAGTTACTAAAGCATCTGAGATGGGAATGTCCGGTCATGATGACTTAAAGACAGAAACACTTAATACTCTAATAGCAAGTTGGGAAGCATCTCATCCTGTTGAAGAGCCAAAGGTTATGGATGAAGTTAAATCCGAGCCAGTTATAGCATCAGAAACACCTGCTTTAAAATCTACAAAAGTAGTAGCAAATTACCTAAACGGTAAAATGGTAGAATCTGATGAAGAATTATATTCTCGATGCTGGAACGCATGGGCAAAAGCATGGAATGGCACACTAGCCATTGATGAAAGAAGTTCAATGCAAGCACCAAGATATGAAAAAATGAAGGAGATGAACTAATATGGCGGCATTAAATGAAACAAGAAACTGTTTAGATATACAAGAAACTATGGCTTCGCAAGGATTACTTGTAAAGTTTCACGCAAATGGAATACAACAAACTGCTGGTGTAACAGATGTTCCAATCGGACTTACTGCGGCTGAATCTTCAAGGGGTGCTGATTCCGCTTTAGAAGCGGCAGGTACAGGAACAGTAGCAATTTTTCCTCTAAGTGGAATAGTATACATTAAGTGTATGGCTATATCCGCACCAAAATTCGGACTACCTTTGTACACAAGCCAAACAAGCGATACAAATGGATTCGTTGATGATGACGCATCCAATAGTGCAGTATTAGTTGGTTATTACATGGGAGATGAAGGAGCAATCGCAACAGGAGATTTAGTAGCAGTATCCTGTGCTTAAATATAAATGGAGATGAATGATATGGCAAATAACACACTAGAACAAATATTAAATG